TGACGGTCTAGGAACTTAATCCTAAACACGACAGAGGGTCCCACACATGCTTTTCCCGTGGTGGGTCGGGTCTCCTTTGTTGAAATACTCCTTCACTCAGGAGGAGACTTGTCCTGAGGAAGTGGCGCTGTTACAGTGCGCGCTACACCATGCGTTTGCTGTGGGCTTGACAGCGTCAATAGAGGCCCTTCGTCTTTGACGACGTTAGCCTGGTAAATCGCCCGTAGCGTGTTGGTAGAGGGGGTTATGGGCTCTATGAACTCCACCTCGTATTGGATATGCACCTCGCCATACCTCAACACCGAACCGGCACCCAGGGTGCCTATTATCAGCTGGGCAGGGACGTAAAGGTTCCCGCCGTCACCTGAGGGAATAGTGGCCTTATATTGGTACCACTTCAACCCGAAGTTTTGACAATCAAGTTGAGTGGCGATGGCCCCGGGGGGGATAGGAGTGGTGGGCTTCTGAGCTAAAAGCTTAGAGCCATCAAATCCGCTCCAAGGAGCGCCAGAGACGAAGCCGTAGAGGCTCGACATCCCGGCAGTTCCGGTTGGCAAAGTGTCAGTATTATCGTATTGGAATCCAAGCATGACTGTTCCAGGAGTACTTGAAGAAGTCTCCGGCACATAGGTGGCTCTAAGAGAAAGCCACCGCCATTTTGAGAACAAAGCCCCCATCACGGAGAGCCAGTTAAAAGTGTTGGGGGCCAGGGTGACAGCTGTCGCGGTAAAGCTCGTGGTCCCTGAGGACACTACCGAAGCTATCTCCGAATGACAGACAGTAACACCTGGCCGCCCATTGATCATAATAGGCGGTCTCCGGTACACCACAGTTCCAGCCATAGGGGCTGTAACTGCCACACTCTTGGCAGGGCCTCTCCTTCTCGCTCGACGTCGTTGCCGGCGTCTGCGTGAGGGGGCTCCTACCGCCGCTACCACCACCTCTCGCGCCGGGGCAGTGGCGTTGATCATCTGCTGGACCTGGGCTTTCGTAAGTCGTTTGCGAGCCATACTCAACAGCAGGGGCTTGTTTTGCTTCCACAGTTTTGTCAGGGATCCTTCCAACCTGACGCAAATATCTTTCTATCCTAGGCCAAGCCGGGCCTGAAGAAAGTTCCATTTCTAGCTCATCATAACTCTCATGGGGGGAGTCTAAGAACCGGAACAACGTTCTTGGCCAAGTGGTCAACCAGAAGCTATCCTTGGACAGCTCATGGGAACAGAAGTTCACTTTGGAGAGCGTACCGGACTTATCAGTTTCACAGGCTACATAGTCCTTACAGACATGGCCTAACCGGTCATATTTCTCAATTGCTCCTTCGACCCACCCTTCCACAGAGTCGTCACCCATTGCAATGATCCACTCTGTCCCAATCAATTGGCCCATCAAACACCGTATCCTCGAATTAGTTGACGAGGTGCAGTATGAGCCTGACTTCATGAGTCCCGGAAACCCTTGCTCTAACAACCTTCCATCGGAGAGTTGGAACACAGAGTACATGAAACACCTGAAGCGGTTCATCATCAAGTTAGCTAGGGCAGGGTGCATGTCCTCGCAGAGCGAGATTCTCATGCCCACATCCGCCCATAGCTCCCATGATTGGACAGACCAATCAAACCCAGAGATGTCAGCCTCAGCAGCTGGAGCTTTCCTTGACTTGAAAGTCAAGTCATCCCATATAGATTGGGCTTGCTCACATTGGCTGAGGCCCATCCCGGGCTTAGACGGGATAGATCTCCAGGAAGCTATCTCCAGCTCATTTTGTGGGCCGAAGAGCAGACGTTCAACCAGCTGGTCGACTAGAGAGACAGACGAGATTAATCGAAATCTGCCTTCCTTTATCTTCCTTTGCTGGTGAGGCTCCTGTTTGACGAAGAGCCTCACTGGATCACAATCCCCCTCCTTTATTAATTCCACAGGGGAGAGGTTATTGATGGACTCATTTTGGACCTCGGAAAGGGCTATTACGCGCCGCACGACGGCTTCGACGATGAAGTCGAAGTGCCTATCGAGGGCTTCG